CTACGTCCTTTTGTGCCTGAGTTACGAGTAACGCCGCGTCGCGTTTAGAGCTTTCGGCAGTTTCTACCTTACGCCGCTCTACCGCCGCCGCAAGTTCTTCTTGCCAAGTCTCTACGGCTTTTTCGGGGCTTGGTAGGTCTTCGTAAGAAGCAGGTACCGCACCGGCTACGCCGTCGCACGCCTCTAAGCTAGCGTCGTCGCTAATGACTTTAGCGTTACGGAAAACAACACGGCAACCGGTAATTTCTGCCGCCGCTAATTCTTCTTCGGGCGTCGGTGCCGCCGAAGCAATAAAAAATAAAATAAGTGGTAATTTCTTAGCCATGGGGTTTAATTCCTTTCGGGTTAAGGGGTAGCCCTAGAGCTACCCCGATTAGGTTACGCCTATAAGATTACTGCGTGTTAACCAGTACCCCGGCTAGGTCTTTGTGGGAAGTAGCTAGCTTGTCCCAATTAGTCGCGGTACCTAGTGCCGCGTCTGTAGGTGACTTACCGCCGTTGGCTTTATCCCATGTAAAGCCTTTAATACCCAAGTTGTAAGACCATTCTGCTTGGTACGTACGTAAGATATTTTCGTTACCGTTCTTGGTATCGTAGTTATCGTCGTAATCGCTATTTTGGTCAATAACGATAGCACCGGCAGTTAAGCCTAAGTTATGGTATGTGTCTGGCGTACCAGTTGTGAGTAACGACGGGCTATCTGTCACGATAAACACGCGCCCGAAAGCGTCTGTAACTACGTTAACAGTGCCGTAAACAAATAGGCGTTCTGCGTTTTGTAGTGCGTTATCGTAGAAGTCCGTAGACGGCTTGCTGTGCATAATCCACGCAAGAATGTCGTTCTTGCGGTCACCAAACTTGCCTACGCCGTTATTGAGCGCCCGACTAGTCATAGTAGCGGCAGTGCCGTCGTATACTACGTCTGTTTCGGCACCAATAGCCGCGACTGCCGCCATAACGCCGGTGTTCAGCATATCGGCTAGCGTATCCTTAGCAAGCTGTTGGCCCATGGCCGCGCCTGCTTCTTCGGGGCTTCGTTGTATCCAACGGAATTGGCCGGGGTTAAGTTCAATTTCGTGCGTACCCGCCGCGACTTTAACCATTGTGTCTACAAGGTGCGCTAGGCGTTTCTGTGTAATGGTACCAGAACCGTACGCGTTACGACGGCGAACAATACCGCCCATGTTACCCCAAAAGGCTTTATCTGAGTAATCGCCTTGGTGCATTTGCGTAGACAGTTGAATAGTACCGCGTGACGCTTCGTTAAAAAAGTTGAGTTGTTGCGCCAGTACCTCAGTCATGCCTTCGTAAGCATATTCGGAGAAAACGGCTAAATCAGATAGTGCCATGGTGTAGTTACCTTTCTAGTCTGTGGCCGCGTCCTTTTTTGCGGCGATTTGGCTAGCTAGGTCTTTTGGCGACATACTAGCTAACTTGGGCGTTTCGCCCGGTTGTTGCGTAGCACTGCTATGTCGCGGTTTCGTGGCTTTATTAGGGGCACCGCCCCCGTTTGCCTTACTTGCCCGTATTACACTGGCAAAATCTTTGTTGTCAACAAATTCTTTTTGTAAATCGTCAAGTGTTAGTGCCGACGCCCTACCGTCTGCCGTTAACACTTTAGTAACAGGTTCGTCGCCCTCTAGGTCTGCCGCTAAGCGTGCCCGAATATGTGGTACAAGAATAGCAGGGCTGTCTGAAATAGCGGCGGCGATTGTGTTAGCTCTATCGTCTAACAACGTTTTACGTATAAACGCGTCTTTACCTTCTACTGTCTTTTTGTGCGCCGCTTCTTGTGTATCGTACTTTTCTTGCCATGACTTTTCTAGCGCGTCAATATCGCCGCGCTTACGGGCGTCGCTTTCGTCAAGTTTACTTAACTTTTCTTCGGCTTCGCGGGCGCGTGCTTCGGCGTCTTTGCGTGCTTGTACTTCGCGGTCTTTTGCCCGGCGCAATGCGGCAGTATCGTCGTTACCCTCGCCTGCTAGGTCAAGTACGTACGCGCCGTCTTTCTCTATGTATTCGGCTTTAATATCTGCCGATAACTTGTCAAATTCTTCTTTAGTAACTTTGCGCTTAAGTGCCATGGTATTATATCCTTTTGCGGGGTCAAGTGATAATTAGCAAATACTTACGTAAGTATTCGTCTAAGGTCAATGCTTTTCTAGTATTAAACTCGCCTAAATCTGCCGGTGAAATTTCGCCCTTGCGAAGTTGCCTACCAAGGCGCGAACCTACAATATCGTTTTGTACTGCCGTAGGCTGTAACAATAACCAACCGTGAAAATTATCCGGTATGTGTACATACGCGCTATCTTCACGCGTGGGCACTGCCCGACTTCTACACCTGTAATGTGCGGGGGGCAACGGCCCGATACCGTACTGGTAAATATTCCCGTTACGGCCTCTACATATATCGGTGGTACCTTCGTCAAGTATAGCAACCCATTCGTAGCTACGATAAAAAATAGATGATACGCCCGCCTGTATTCTAGCGCTAATAGCCTGTATAACTGTACGTATTGCTGTGCCGCCTTGGTGCGTAACTTTGCGTAATATCCCGTCTTTAAAATTACGGGAAGGAGTACCAAAAATACCCGCTAAAATTTGTGTCGTCTTTAGCCCGTCTGCGTACCCACGAGTGACGACCTTACTAACTTCGCGGGTCACATAGGCTAAATATTGGTCTATTGCTTGTAGCGGCGTTACACCTGTTGCCGCGTCCGGCGTTCTACTCACATACGCCCATAGTCGCCTACGATTTGCCCTATTACGCCTACTAAGTCGAAAGGCGGCTAAACCGTACACAGCAAGCCCTACCGGACTAGTAAACGCTTCGGTTATCGAAGTACCTGTTAGGTGCGTTAACAGATTAACCGTCATACGGTTTTCTGCTTCGGTAAACGCCTGTAGCTCTTTTATCAATCGGGCACGGTACCTAGAATACGCGTTACGCTGTGTATCGCGTAATTCCCGTAGTACCCGGTTAAACTGTGTGCGGCTTAGCTCGTTAAGATTGTCCACCCCGGCACGGTCAAGAATTGCGGCAACCTCAGCCCGCATACCGCGTAGCGTAGGCGCTAGCTCATTCTCTACGCTGTCCTTATACCCCTCTAGGTATATTTGGTGCCGGGTAAACGAGTGTAATACTAAATCGCTCATAGATTAGGCGTCGTCTTCTTCGTCTTCTTCGGGGTCTTTGTCCGGGTCGTCGTTGGGGTCGTCTTCGGGTACGTCGTCTTCGCCTTCATTACCGCCCGGCAAAAAGTCTACGTCGTCGGCAATCTCTTTGCGTGCGTCTTTGTCGTCTAACGTCGCCGTGCCACCTTTTCGCAATACTGCCCGCATTTCACTAAAGCTGATAGCTTGTTGTTGCCATTCGGCAATAGTTTGCGCCCGGTCTTGGGCAGACATACGGGCTATGTCAAAATCTGTATTAAGTTCGTAAACTAGGTTGGTTAGGTCTGCCCCTATAAACCGCCCGCATTGCTGTAAAGCAAACCGTATAGCCGCGCTAACATTTTTAGCTACGTCGGCAAGTATAGACGTTTCGCTAGCCTTAGCTTGTCCGGCTTCGGTAGCGGTGCGCTGTACTTCCCTATTCTCTACTAACTTAGCCCCTAGTGCTACCATTTGTTTTTCTTTTTTGTCCATAGCCTCGCCGGGTAGAATATTAGGCGAAACAGTAAGTAACTCAGCCTTACACCCCTCGTGTGTAAGAATACCGCTACGGCTACCAAGAGCTACGCGCCCTTTTAATATATCGGTAACCCAATCTTGTCTAAGGCCCGATATGTGTAAAGTAGGTTGCCCACAGATATAGCTACTTTCTTCGTAGTCGGCGCTATTACGGTAGTGTGCGATATTAAGGTTAGCTAGGTCGGCTAACGGTACAAAGTCTACTTCGCTATCGTTATTTTCAGACCCGATAAACGTAAAGGGTATGTAATCAAATACGGCCCCGCTATGGTCGGTTGGTGTAGTTTCGCCTATGCTCTTACCGTCGCGGTAAATTTCTACAGTGTACACGTTGTCGCGTAACCTAAGTACCCGGAATTGGTCGCCTTGGTCTACTACAAAGCCGTCGTCTTCTTTGTCGTATTTTTCATGTAGCACCACTTGCGTTAGCTTAGTCTTGGTGTTGGTTTTATGCGTACGCCAACTAACAATACTAACGCCACAATACACCGTAAGAGTAGGTTGTACTGTGCCCGCCTCTATTTCTGCTTTCGTTACGCCTTGTTCGCGTGTAGGGAAGTCTGCCAAAATACCGGCACGACCTAACGCAAGAGTGTGCCTTACGCCCCGCTTAGCTAATTGTGTTAACGTAAGCCCTGCCCCGTCTGCGTCTTCGCTAACTACTTCTAAATTGTCGGGTAAGTTTTCTATAATCGGGTCTTTGTTAAACACTTCCCCTACCATACCGTTAAGGGTGCGTTGTGTAACGTTATAGAACACCGCCCGCGTGCGGTAAGCGTCGTACCGTGTTTCGTTTTCCTTACTTTCGTCTTCGGGGTTAGGCTTGGGTAAATACGTAATGCCTTTAGCTTTTACAGCTACTTGGCCGTCAATACAGTCTTGTACCAGTGTATACGTAGGCAATATCTTACGTAGCTCTTTGCGCTTCGTGCTTACGGTAGTGGTTTGTAGGTTCTGTGTGGGCATGGCGATTATTCCTTTAATTTACAACGGATACGTGCAGTTGCGTAGCCATACGATTGTTACCCTTTAATACCCGGTAACGTATCATGTCGTACGCGTGGTCTTCGGCGTCTGTGTCTACGTCGTCGGGGTCTTTTTCTGAGCGAGGTAGACCCGGTAACAATGTAATGGACGCCACGCAATTAGTCATAAAGTAAATCGCCGGGCCTTCTTTACCCGGCATAGCCGCTTCTAACCTATCGCGCAAGAGTTGAAAGCCATTTTTACGCGAACCTTTGGATTTATCCGATTTAGTCCAACGTACGCCCTTCTTTGCCATTTTCTTTTCTATGGTGTCTACGTCGCTTTCGCGTACGTCTGCTATCTGATTATCTGCCGGGCCGGGGGCGGGTTGTTTCGGGTACCACCCGTTAGCCATGTTAACTATTTCGCGTGACTTTATCCCTTCGGCAACGTCCGGGGCACTCATTTTTAGTCCCTTATTTGTGCCGATTGCCGGGCGTCCGTCGCTACCTTTAGCACAGCCGTACCACTCGCCTATCTGTATGAGCGAACCGGGGGCAGGACAGAACGTAGACCCGTCTGGTAACGTTATTTCTTCGCCGTTAGCCTCAGCCCACCAACCGGTACTAAAGGGGTGTGACGACCCCCAATCAAACGAGCGGTCTATGTACCAATCGTCGGGAATAGGGAAGCGGGGCAGTACGTGTATTCTATGGCTAAAGAGGTCGTCAAACGCACCACCGGCGTTAACGTCCCAAGACCCCATAAGCCACGCCGCACGTAGGTTAGGGTCGCTTATTTGCTCTAACTCAGCAACGTACTCAGGGGGCAAGTAGATATTTTCGCGGTAACTACCAAAGATAGCTACTTGTGTTTTAACTACTATTTCGTCTTGTTGTGTTTGCGGGTTAAACACTTGTACTTCGGTGCGTAATACTTCCCCATTCTTAGCCGGTGTAATAAACCGTAGCTTAACCCAATTATGCCCCGGCCCGTTAGGGTTAGTAGTACTAAATACCTCTAATGGGATAGGCGGTAGGGGTAGACCGTCTACTGTGTCGTAGATAATACTACCGTCTTTACGAGTAGCTACACGTCCTAGCTTATCTAGTTTTGTTGGTGTGTCGCGTAATGGGCTAAATGACGAACGGTTAACCGACATAATTCTATCGTATAATTCAGACGTAGGGTGCTTGGTTAACTCATTCCACCCTATAAACGGGTATTCGTGGCCGTGGAAGTTATCGTAATCTGATTTCTTTTTAGCGTGCCTAAACAGTAATTCTTCGCCCGTAGGCCAAACCCATTTATATTCGCTAGCCCCGTGTAGAAACTTAGCGCCGTCGCCAAACTGTAGAAAGAAGCGCTTAGACTGTGCAACTAAGTCGGCTAGGTTCTTAAACTCTCTATCAAATATAACACCCCGCCAATAACTACCGTAGCCTTTGCCCACATTTCTACGAAAGCGCATTAACTGCGTAATGGTCTTACCGGGGCCGCGTGCCCCGTGGTATAGCGTATGGTGGCACCGGCTGTCTAAGGCTATTTCTTGCGACGACCCCGGTATAGGTTCCCATACTACGTTAATGCCTTCTTTATCTAGCTTAGCGTCTAGCTTCGCTTTAGTTAAAGCTTTCTCTATAGCTTCGTTTGCTAAGCGTCTTGCTTCGGCAGGATTTACCCGCGAATTTACGCCAGAATGTTGCTTTAGTGTGTCGGTAAATTGCGCCATTAGTTAAGTTGTCTTGGTTTAGCGCCGTCTTCTATTAACTTGTTTTGTTGGGCTAACGCCTTAGCCGCCCATTCTTCGTCTGTACCGTGGTCTTTGTATACCATAACGCTACGGTTGTCTACTAGCGTATTGTTGTTAATAGTTGTACCTGCTTTGTCTATAAATCCGCGAATATCTGCGTATAGCTTATACCCCTTAAATGCTACTTCGGGGTCTAGCGTTTTGTTTGCCCGTTGCCATACGGCGCGGGCTAGGTCTTCTTTTGTGGGCAAGAAAGCGGCTTGCCCGTTTTCCATAACCAGTTCGTCGCACATTGCCTTAACGTCCGGGTCGTTGGGTAGGTCTTTAGACGCGCTAAGGGCTGTTGCTGTGTCGTTAGGCCATACGCTCAGTGCGGCCTTAAACGGGTCTTCGGGGTGACGTAACAGTGCTATCGCGTATTCAAATTTCTTTTGTGAATCCATAAGACCCGCGTAACACAGTACCAACTATTTAGCAATTATTTCTTACCGGTTAATACCTCTACGATACGTGTACCGATTGCTTCCACACTCACACCAACCGAAAACCACATAACAAGACGCCCGCCCATTAGTGCAAATATGTATACGGGTAATACAATGCCCCCGGTCATAGTTAAACTAAAAATAGCCCCTACGGATTGCCCGACGAATACGCCACAACTTACCCCGGCTAAGAACGCCCATACTACAGCCCAAAAGCCTTTAACGTATTTCTTGCTAATACGAGCGCTAACCGCTTGGCCTGAGCCTATTGCGGCGGCACACGCCACCGGTGCCCATTCGGGCAGTACGCCACCAAATACCATAGTAACCGCACCAACTAAAACGAGTGTAAGCGCCCCCGATAGTTGCAAGTCTAACATTAGAAATTACCCCCTGCCGCACGTACTTGCCCGGCTAGTTTACTGCTTTGTGTAGCGCGTTTAAACGAACGGTCACCAAACCACCAAGCTACGGCCATACTAGTTAATTCATAAATAATAAGTAACGCCGCGTTATTGTCTACTAAAGTGTACACGTCGGTTACTACGTTAGTTAGCACTTGGTCGTTAGATAAGTCTAGTGCTTCTACTAAGTTAGTCGCGGCGATACCGTTTAACGCCGCCTTTACAGTTACGTATAATAAAGCCAACGTAATAAACGGGCGCATAAGAGAAATAAGCGTAGCCGCCCACTTATACGCGTTAGACGTCGCTACGTCTTGGCTTTGTATAGAAGCAGCTAACCCTGCGTAAGAACCTTCTACAGTACGTAATACTACTTCTTGTTCTGTTTCTGCTACGCGGGCTTGGCTTTGTAGCGTAAGTAACTTGGCCTCGTGCTCCCATAGACGTTCTGTATGCGCGTATTTATCTTTGTTAGCCTTACGTTCTATGTGTTTGTTAGCAATACCAAATAGGCCCGTAGTAAACGAACCTACTAGCCCTGTTATAATACCTATACCTGCCATGACGCTTTCGCCCCTTTCCCGTACCAGAACCGCGTACGACCTAAGTCTACGTGTAAAAATGTGTTGTAATAACCAAACCCGGTAAACCCTGCCGCCTTACAGTACGCGGCTAATTCGCGTCGGTCATGGCCTTCTAAATCAATATCTACCGCTAACTTTTTGTGTTGGCTGAGTGGTGCGCCGCCTACCCGTACGTTATGTAAATCGCAACGGTGTGCGCTGTTAAAATTAATCGGTAACCCTAGATTAGTACGCACCCATTGTATGCGGTCAAAGAAGTCGGGCCAGTAATAGAGTTGCCCACAGTGATTACAGGCAAATTCGTGCGCTTCAAAATTAGGCCACCGGGCCTTGTCCCAAGCAACATGGCTATAGTGCGCGTACGTCGTTTGTTGCGTCGCAAGCGCGTCTAATTCCCATGATAGCTTAAACAACAAGGCCCGGCCCCCGCGCCTAAGCCCCTTCGGCTTCGGGTTGCACAAAATGCGCAACCCCGTCGCCGTCCGGGTCTGTAGCCTCTTTTAACGCCGCTTCGTAATCAGCTTCGCTAAACCGGTTAATCATAACTACGTGTTTAATTTGTTTGCCCCGCCCGCCTTTAGATATGACGGTGTGTATGTCGTTAGTGCCGGGGCGCGGGTCGTCGTAATTAATCTTGGCGTCTTGTAACAGACCCGAAGCTACGACGCCTATACCGTCAATATCCCCTACGAAGGTTAAGGCTATTTGTTCGTCGGTAATTTGAATGTCTACCGGCTGTGGTAGGTGTTCGTCTTCTTTTTGCGCTTTGGCGAAGACTGCGTAAATGCGCGTTATAAGTTGTTGTGACATGGCGGGGGTACCTTTCTACATACAATGTTAACGATAATGCACCACGACTACAGCCCGTTTATTCGATTTGTCAATAGAGAAAGCCCCGCTACCGGAATAAACCAGTAACGGGGCTAGCCCATTTTAACCGTTGGTTAACGGTTAGAGTGTGCGGAATACGCGGGCACCGCCTTCGACCTTACGTACAACAAACTTGCGTTCGTATACGTAGTTGTCTACTTCGTACGGCTCTAGCTCGCCTGTTTCCTTATTACGGCGGTTAATCGTACGCTTACCGTCTACAGTAGCATAACGCTTAGAGGCTGTAGAGACAGTAGACGCAAGAGACTTAGCCGGGTCGGGGCGTTGCTCTGTGGCCGGTACGAAGAAGCTAGAGTACGTAACGTTGCCTGCTTCGTCTTTAACTGGCGCTTCGAGCGCGTCAAACGGATAAATAGACGTAGCGCCAGAACGGTTACGAGTAAGCGCGGGCATACTTGTGCCGCTTTCTACTTCGTATACTGGCGTAGTCGCGGTTGCCGGTGTTTCGGCGGTTGGTGTTTCTGTTGTTGCGGGGTCTGACATGATAGCAATACCTTTCTGAGTTGCACGCACGGCGACATTACCGTTAGCGTCTGTCATTTGTATATTGCACTCTACGTACTCGCCGTCAACAAGTTTTTGTACACTTTTTTGAGACATATACGCCATACCGGTTTCGGATTGCGTAGCCTCAATAATGGTAGCCAACTTTGTACGTTGGGCTTTGCTTAGATTTGACATGGTATTATGTCCTTTCGTTTAGGTTTGGGGTTGGCCGTGGGCGCGAAGTCCACGAACGGTTGTTTATAGCTAAGCTATGGCATCATAGCAAGCCTCTAATATACTTTCTTCGTCCTTTCCTGTTAGTCGTTTATAAATCCACTCAGGGGCTTTCTTGACGTAACGCCCGGCCACCGCGACAATTTCCCATTCGCTAATCTCAGTAACCCAAGAATCATTAAGCGCAAAGCTAGTTTGCTCTGTCTCAAATTCTACCGTTATCGGTAAGCCGCCAAGTACTGTAATCTCTACTTCGTGTGACATTGTGTTAGTTTCCTTTCGTTACCCTACGTGTATAGGGTAACGATAAGCGTGTGTCAATAGCTTTATGTCAATATGTGTTTTACTATTACGTTAAACAAGAAACAATTACACGCCACAGACAAAGCTAACGTAGCAATAAGCGCGTATACAGTTCCATTATTTCTGCTTACTAATATAGAACATATCCCTATTAGCGCTAACTCTGTCTTTGTGTACTCATGCGGTTTTTCGGGTTTCATGTTGCACCTACCTTTCTATTCTTCTTCGTTATCCCATTGGCTTAAATCGTTACCATTATGCCACGTAGATAAGTACTCGCTTGCGTCGTACTCGCTGTCTTCGTAGATTTCTAGGTAACGCTCTACCGCCTGTTTAGCCGTTGGGTAATCGTGGCGGTAATCGTGTGCAAAGTCCACCGAAGCGCTAAGCGCTTGTTTGTCTATGGCTAACACGTCTTCGCGCTCTTGCCATGCGTCCGGGTCTTTGTATTCGTCAATAGTAGATTGTATAAGGCGCTCTAGTACGCGCGGCTCTAGCGCGTCTAATTCCCAAGAGCTATTACCGTATTGTTCTACGTAAGCCCCTGCCCGGCTGTCACTCATTTTAGCAGGATTAGGGGGCGGGTTATATTGTTCAATCTGCGACATGTTAAGCGCAATACGCCGTACTTCTACACCACAGTAGCCGCTAAACATGTCTAGTCGTTCGTCGTTGTCGCGGGTCATATCTATACCGCTAGGGTCGTGGTCGCCAAGGTGAATAATTACCGGTGTCTGCCCTTCGTGGGCATATTGTTCTAAGCGCTTACCGGCCTTATATTGTTCAGACTGAGAAACATAGCCCCGGCACGCGAAGTAGTCTACGTCGTTACGCTTACAGACACGTTCTATAACGCCTACTAAGGCGTCTTTCTCTATCCATACTTCTAACTTAACGTCTTGGTTTTCCCACATGTCTATAGCGTACATAGAAGCGCGGCCCCGGATAGCATGGGCGGGGTTATTCCACGTTTGTACACCGCGTAGAAAGCGCGTACGGTCTTCGATTGCGTCCCAATCAATAAGGCCACATAGCCGGGCGTTGTTTATCAGCTTACCTAAGTTATCGTACTGCCGTTGGTTGTTGGGTATCCACCCCTTAGAAACAAACTGGTAATACAGTTGGCGTAGTGTGAGCGTAAGCCCGTCGTTAACGTAGTCTTGTATAATGCTGTTAGCCTGTCTAATCTTAACTAGGCTAGACTGTCTAAATCTAGGTTCTTGAAATTGCTCTAAAGCCATGGGGTGTTATCCTTTCGCGGGGTGTACGTTTGCGTCAAAATGGTCGCGACACATTTGCATAGCGTCTACTACGCTATGTGCGTAACCTAACAACGCGTCGTTAGCAAGTACTTTTACGTCGTCTTTAAAATAGATAACGTACTTAAATATACCGGTGTTATGCGTTGCTCTACACTTGGCCCGGTGTATTTTCCAATCTGCCGCGCTAAGCATTGTTCGCCCGTATCGCGTCTAATTCGTCTTTCTGTTTATTCCATCCGGCGGCAAACGCGTACGCTTCGCGTTCTTTGTCTGTGCCGTAATAGTGTTTACCATTTGCGTACACGTTGTAGTACGACGCGTCGCCATTCATATACGCAACCTTTACCCGCGCAAACCCGTCTAGGTTAGCTTGCGGTAAGTCGCTGTGGTCTACTTCGGTGTAGCGCATGTCTTTATCTTCTTTATTATAGGTTGCTTTGTGCCTACAAACCTACGTTTAAACTTAGCTCTAGCGTCCCAAGGGTCGTTAGCCTCAATTACGCTAGACCCTTTTACGCCGTTTGTCAAGTGGTGTACGCGAAAATGTGCCATTACTCTACGTAGTCCTTAGTATATTTCTTCGGCATATTCTCACAAGAGTACAGACCGTCTACGTCAAACACTTCGGCACATTCGCCAGTTGCGACACTGTAGTACACTACGGGCGTGTGCGCCCATACTAATATACACCAAAATACGCCCGCCATAATGACTAAGCCCATTAGTCCGGCAGTCCAAACGCTACTAGCGCCTACGTTACGGGTATAGTTGTTTCTACTCATTTTTCGCCTTTCGCTTTGCTTTAGCTTGTTGCTTAGCCTGCGTAGCATAGTCTGGTATGTTTGTAAAGCGTAATTCTACGCCTAAATACAACATAACTAAATTAGCGGCCTCAGCCCAATTATACGCAACTCTACAGCAATACCCGGCATTACGCGCGGCGTCCATAAACTCTATTTGTGCAGGCGATAGTCCACCGTTTTTACGCGTCTTTTCTTCGGGCTTCTTAAATTCTACGTATAAACCACAGTATAGCGCTTCGCCTAATACCTCGTAGCCGTCTGCCCCCTTTCGCCCTGTAGGGTATGTGTACGTAGCAGGCCATGGTAAGAAAGTATCTAGCACCCCTGATTTAACCCCCTCAGCTTTTAGCTTACCGGCAGTTGCTTTAGAGCGTAAACCACCGTTAGGTATAGCGTGCATTAGGGCAAGGCCCGGTACAGCCTGTAGTATGTCACGGTGGTAGGCCGGGTTGGTGTACGCTTCCATGGCTAAACCTGCTTCAAACCCAAAGCGGCTAACCATGTTAACCCATGCGAAAAACGCCCGTTGGTGTGCGTGTTCTGTGTTGCTTTTAGCTAACGTTAATGGATTCATTTTATTTACCTTTTCTTTTGCGTTTCTTAGGCGGCTTCTTGTACCCAAGTTGTACGCGTTGTTGTTTCATTAGCTTACCTGCTTCGGCGTCACACCACCGGTTACACCAACTACGCTTATCTTGTACGCGCGTATGGCCTCTTACGTGCTTAGCCTTAATACAGCTAGGCGATATACCTAGCTGTGTCAGCTCTATATTATATTTCTTATCGTTAAGCCCGTTAACTACGGCTAAGCAATCGGTTTGTACAAGTATCTGCGTTGCCCCGGCGCGTACAGCCATGTTAATACCGTTTAGGCTTGCCCACAATTCAGCTTCGTACGCTGAGCTAGCGAGTTGGCGAAAGTTAGCGGCCTTTTGTAAGCGCCGGGGCTTGTCGCCTTCTATTTCCGGGCTGATAGTCACCCATGCCGCCCAAGCGCCTGCGTGTGACTTCGGGCAGTAGCTTGCGTCTGTTATTACTGTTGCGTCCATTTACACCCGCCCGAAACAACTAGCGGTGTCTTCGGCGTTTAGCTCTAGCATACACTGTGTGCAAATGGCCGTACCGTCTTGCCGTTCGCGCCAAGTGTGTATACCGCTATCATTCTTAGGGCACGCGTATACCCATGCCGGGCGGGGCGTATTCTCATATACGCGCGGGTCTACCTCTTTATAACTCACTACGTTTACCTACTGTAGCCGTTACCTCATTATGCGGCCTACCACCCTCGTTAGCAATAACAGTAGCCCACTCGCTTACAGCTAGGCTAAGTCGGTGTAATCCGTCGTAATTATTTATCACGCGTAACGCCGCAATAGCTAGATTGTTACCCGCAACGCGCATAGCCTTATTGTCTATGTCAAGCTGTGTAATCAAATGCGCTTGTACGTTATCACCCATCATTATCTGTTATCCTCATTAGTCTGTGTTTAAGTCTGTCCATAAGCCAAGTAATTAAGCTACCCTCAGACTTATTAGACGCAAAATATTCTTCGCCTTCGTGCGTGTACCCCATTATAACTACGGTGTCAAGTTTACCCATAGCCTGCGTTAGTACTTTATCCGGGTCGTCGTCTTGCGACGTAACTATACCTATTTGTACTACGTTCTTAGCCGTGACGTAACCAAGGCCGCTACACTCTTTACATTTGCGTTTAGCCCAATCTATCTTAGTGCCATTACATTTGGGACATACTACTTGCATTTGCCGGTTGTCCATCCGTTGTTAGGTTCTACGTAAACACTAGGAGGCGTGTCTGCTAATTTAATTGTGTTTATTAACCCCTGTAAGTTACGGCGTGTTTCTTCGTTAAACACATATTCGCCCGGCTCAGATAGCACCCCGGCAGGGCCGGTAGGTCTATCTTTTGGCCCGACAAAGCCACCCCCGGTAAAACCACCCTTTAATATTGTAGCCCCTGCTTTAGCGGCAACCTTAGTTAAGGCTTCGGTCTTGCTTTCGCCGTATGCTACGTCTTTAAACACTTCTTTGGGTTTAGGGGTAGGGTCGTCAAATGGTGCAAAGTCTTCGGCTAGTTTCCATGCATAGCACTTGCTAGTTAGGTCTAGCCCTCTTGCTTTTAATTTGCCTTGCTTAGCGTGCGCTATAATCATTTGGCGGCTATCTTTTGTGTCGGTAGCCAAGCACGCTAATATACGTTGGCTTTCGTGATTAGCCAACGCTTTTACGTCGTATGTCCAAGTCATATTCTGCTTTCTATGTAAATACCTTAATTAATAGAGCGATAGCGCCCGGTATCGCTGAAAAGATAATGAATACTACACCATACTGTAGCGCGACTATATTGCCGTGGTCTGTAGGGTCTGCTTTGCCCGAAGCACCTGAGATAAATAAAAGTGCGCCAAAGCCGCCAAGAATAACCGCAATAACAACGCACGCCCAAAAGATAATAGATAAAAACATAAGCGTAACCTTTCTGTGTGATTAGTTACCCTAGCCCGTTTAACGGGCCGGGTCAAGTCTTTATTCTTCGACTACACCGTAGCCGATTACCGTATAGCTATCAGCGTCAAATAGCATGCCTTCTAATAGCTCAGTACTGGCGTTAGTAAGTACAATGTCGCCGTGCTTATCATATCGGCACTGTAGGCCAATTTTTACTTTAACCTCTACGTCACAGTGTACGGTAGTGTTTTCTTTAGCCATTATCTAGCTCTACAATAAGGTCAAAAACTTCGTGCGGCGTTTCCCGGCACCATGTGCCATAGTCGCTACCCTCAATTTCTACCACTGTTTCACCCGTAGTAGATAAACTAATACGCTTTATATATCGCGGGTTTATGTATACAGGTTCTTCGCCGCCACCTCTACGTACACTTGTTACTCTAATCATAGCAATTACCTTTCTTTATTTTGCCGTTCTAGTCTATGCACAACTTCGGGTATAAGCAAGTGCCATACCGTCGCATTGTACACACATTCGCCCCGGCCATACTTAGCCGGTTCTGTACAGTTACCCATACAGAATTTAAGCGTACTAACTAAGTTTTCATCTGTCAAGTTAGCATACTCAGCCCTACGCCGCTCAAATTCGGCTAGGTCTTGCTTAGCTTCATCGCTAAGTAATTTGGTAAAATCAAACGTCATTAACTCATTACCTCGTATTCTGTGCAATAATACGTTACCTTTACGAGTACGTGTCCTTCGCCTAGCTCAGCTAGTTTAGCCCATGCTTCTTGTTCGTCGGTAAACCACGCTACCGCTTCGCCGTATTCGTCTTCGCCTTCGTATACGTTGTACTCGTATCGCTCAATAAGTGCCATTGTGTTACCTTTCTGTGCCCACGGTGAAGCGGCCCCGAAGGGCTACGTTGTGTTAGTACGTTACGTCGCTTAATTCGTCGTGTATAGTATCGTATATGTTACGACACGCCTCTATATCATTACGCGCTTGTGGTTCGTGTATTTCTAGGTCGTCTTGCATTGCTTCTACAAGTTCTGCAAATTCTTCGTAGCCAATAGACAAATTAGCCATTACTCTACGAGTGTTGTTATACGTTGTTGGTTTAGACATGGTTTAACCTTTCTACGTCTGTTTAATATACCCTTTATATACGGCGTATGTCTACGTTTGTCAACTACTTTCGTAACATTTTGCTGTATAATGCCATTATATTTTTTATTATACTGATAAGTCACTGAAAACATTAAACAAATATATACATATATAATAAATATAATAAATATAATACTATGTAAGAAAGTACTCTTAGGTACCCCGCTTAGGTAGTGTAGATAGGTTCTAGCCATTATATTCATTATATCGTTATATTCTCTTAGTTTTCAGACACTTACCGCTATAATAGCTATTATATTCTATTATATTTATGCGGTAAGTACTATAACGTAGGCTTAATCTGTTGTTCTAAACAAGTGTTTTAGATAATGGCCTTGGTGGTGTACTGCTTTGTCGTGCATAATACTTAGCGTAGCGTGTAGCGCTTCTATCAAGTCTTTACGACTAGGCTGTAACTCAGGGTCAAAAGCATGTGTAATGCTGTCCGGGTCTGTGTCTTTAGTCACGGCAACACGCGCCCACTTAGTAGCGTGCATATTAGAGCGTGTCATAATTGTAGCCGTAATTTCGTCGGTGTTGGCCGGTTCGCTAGTGTGGAAGTTACCGGCTAAGAAGTTATAGCTAGTACCCGGCCAAAACGTATAGCGGTGACGCTCACTTAAGTATGTGTCGTACAAGTGGTTAAACTCAGCTTCGCGAAACTTAGACGCACCCACCACCGAATAAATACCGTGGGAATAGTCGCCTACCCCGGTGTCGTCTGTAAATGTCGTGTGTTTAAGCGCACCGAGTAATATAGTTGACGACATATCAAACCGATGGTCGTGTGTTAAGGCGTTGTGGTCGCGTTGCGGCTTAAACGCAGGGTGCCATACATGTAACCGCGTAGTCTTTGCTTCATCTAAATACAGTTGTATAAACCCGTTACCATGAAATCGCGGGTTAACCCCGGTTTGTAGCATGTAGTTTACTCTTGCGCCTATTTCTTTAATAGACATTACTTTAGGTTCTGGTATCATAGCGTTTACCTTTCTTTGTTGCTATTTCTCGTAAAACTTGTCTACCAAGTCTTTAGCGTCTGCTACGCTGTCAACTACATTAATAAGTATGTGTTTATGCCATACGAGTACTGAGCCGGGGCCACAGTCATATATAACGTAGTCGCGTTGCGTGTACTTGTTATACTTCTTGTCGTATGTTCATACCATTACTTACCTACACAAATCTATCGGGGTTGGTTACCACAAAGGCCCGCCCTGTTTTGTTATACTTATTTGCTAATTCTGTTTTTCCTATTTCTTGTATATCGCCGTTATCTATAAACATTTGTAACGTGCGTTTAATTGCGTTAGTTGCGCCTATTCTATCATTACGAAAAGCTGAGGCGGCGACTAGTCTACGTTGTACGTACGCTATTGGTACTACAGTGTCTTGGTGCATTTTACGAATAACCCCGTATTTAGCTATTTCTTCGTAAGGCTTCTTTAGATACTGCTTTACTACGCGTATAACGTCGGTAGCTTGTTTGCTTTCTTCGGCTGAGCCGCCAAACTCGCCGCGCTCAAACCGCCCTATAATCGCCTCAGCATCCCGGCGCACGAGGTTAAACGCCCATTCTGCTACAGGTAGGGTAATGACAGGGTTATTATGGTCTACGCCTATGGCAACTAAAGAGGCTAGCTTAAGTGTCTTTAAGTGCGCCCTATTCCATAAGTGGCGTATAACGTCCCTTTGGTCGGGTAAATTAATTTGGTCGTCTACGTAATTATTTACGTTGTTTAAAAATGCGGTAGCCTCTTGGTCGTAAGGTATGTTTAGTATTTGGTTATGCGAGTTTAACTTAAGGCTGTTATCGCATAAGTCTACAAATCTACGTACCATGTCTATAGACGGTGTTACGCTTGCGTGCCCTTCATTAAGCGGCGGGCGCTTCCCTGAGTATTCTATAATGAGAAAACGAGGTAATAGGCCGTCGCTAATCATTGTTTCGTCAAGATTACCGTAAAACGTTTCGGGTACGCTTTCGCCTAGCAAACTAAACGACGGGCTAGCTACGTCTTCGGTGTTCTTGTCCTTATCACTATAGATAGTCGGGCGTAGTACTTGGCCTTTGCCACTCTTGTTAAACAGGTCTAGTAACACCTTCTTTAGCATTATCTCAGACGTAGACGCGCGGGGGTGTGCTAATCGTTTCATAGTTAGCCCAAACTCGCCTACAATAGACACAAAGTTACGTTGCTTGCCCACATGCTTTAGCAACGCCTGCCCGCTAGATATTTCAGCCGGGCCAATAAATTCCTTTACGGCAGGCATTACGGGCATACCTTCATTACCTAATAGCCCCCCGCTTTGCACGTAAGACATTAACTTACTTATTCCTACGTTCATAGCCTCTTTACCTGTACCGGTAGGGGCAAGTAATAATATGTACGTGTTAAGGCCGGTGCCCGACACGTTATAACTACGACCACAGACCCCGGACATTAAACCTAGAGCGGCGGCTAGTGCTATTTCAGCTACCGGGCGTACGCTACTGTCATGTATATACTGTGCTATTTCCCCGACTAATCCGGGCGGGTAAGGTATAGAGCCGAAACTAGGGCGCTTTGGTGCTTTAGTGTGTACGGGCTGTGCTTGGTACATTTGCCCGGCTTGTGTTACGTTAGCCGGTAGGCCCGCAAGGTTACCCGGTTTGTCTTTAGCAAGTGCGTCGGTTATTTGGTTTTTAATACCATCAAAGTCTATAGGGGGTAGCATACGGTCAAACGCGCGGTTAATTGTGTAGTTTAAGTAACTATTACGCTGTGCCTTTTCTCTTTGTCCTAGTGGTGTATTCCTAAACAGACGCATAATTTGCGTGCGGTTTTGTGTGTAGAACGCAAAGAAGTTAATTAGCGCTTGGTCTGCTTCGGATTGTGACGGGTAATCGTCTTGCCAATCGCCCGCGAATAGCTTGCTAAATTTGTCGCCGTTAACTGCCGCCCCTGCTTTCTCTATTACTTCTTGGTCTGGTAATTTCTCTACTAAGTCGCCCTCGTACACCTGTACTTTAGCCCCGCCGCCTAATTCGCCCCATAACGTATTAAGTAGTGTTTGGCGCTCAGCTATTGGCTTATCTAAGAATACGTCACCTGTTACGGTCATGTACCTTTCATTAGTATATAATTCTATGTGCCCCCGTCGTCGCCCGGTAGGGGTATGGCCCTTACATATAATGTGTAGCCCCTGCCCGCTTGGTGACTTTTCCGAATAGCTGTTAAACGCGTCAAATACTTTTAACTGTACTTTTAGGGCTTCGGGGTCGTCTTTGGTATCGTCTAAATCAATAAACGCAAAAGGGTCGTGCGCTGTTAAAACAAAGCCTAGCCCGTCAAAGTGTTCGTTACCCGATACGGCTAAGGCTGTGTCAAAATCAGACCATGTAGCCGGGTCGGTTACGCTTGCTAGCTTTCCGTTTAACGGGCAGTAAGGTACCTTCGTAGGTTTCGTGCCTTCGCGGTCTTCGTAACGCCATACAATCCACTGCGTGTATTGTTTTAGGTCGTACGGTATATTTTCAGGAAATAACCGACTAGACATTTAACGGTGTACCATTTAGATAATTATAGACGCGCTCTACTTTGTTAACGTCCGGGGCTTCGCATTTATCACTAATAAACCACTTTAGCCAACTTTCGGTAACGTTAGCGCCGTCGGCTACGTCTGCGTAAGTAAGTTGTCTTGGGCGGTTCTTTAGTAATTCTATTGTTTTGTTCATTAAATTTTGAGACATAAGCGTAGGTGTGAGCCTTCTAACACATGATTTGTGGGCAGGTATAAAGTATAATATATTAGACTTCAAGCCTAAAAATTTAGTTGACAGGGTTAATTTACTGGTTTATGCGTATGCCCACAGTCATATTAACGCACAGAAAGGTAAGTACTAATGACACAGCAAACCGCGCCGTTTAGCGCTAAAACTATTGACGAAAAGATTATGGCACACGCGCAAATGGTTAAAGACCTCGCCGCACTTAAAGCCCAAGAACGTGAATTACGCGACGAAATTATAGCCGCAAAATTCGATACAGAAACAGTAGGCACCCAAAATGTACCGCTTGGTAACGGTTGGGTACTTAAAGGCGTAATCAAAGAAAGCCGCGACTTTGACCTTACAACGCACGACGGCGCACGTACTAAAGAGCAAGCGTTAGACGCTATCGAAGGGGCTTTAGATAAGCTACCCGAATGGTTACAAGACCGTATTGCTAAGTGGACGCCTAAGCTAAGTGTTAGCGAATACAAGAAGCTTGAACCAGAACACCGCGCAATCGTAGACAAAGTGATAGTTACTAAGCCTGCCGCGCCTACACTTACTTTAGTAGAACCTAAAACGAAAGGTTAACACCATGAAAAGTACCGGCGTATTGTTTTCTATTGTAGAAGACGCAATAGTAGTACTTCGCAAAGGCGGGGTATACCGACAAGCAAAAGTGTACCAACGCGACGGGCAATTATACGCCCAACATGGCAGCGGGTATATAACAATAGGATATAACGGCGGTATGGTAGGTACTAGCGTACCTAATATTAATGTAGACGCGCACGACTTCGGCTTTGAGCCTGAAATAAGCAAGTTAGGGCGCTTCTACATGCCGGGCGTGTTAAAGGCTAAAGAACGTAGAAAGTAACCATATTATGCAAATGTCACAATTACGCACTGCCACACAGTGCGCGGCTCAGTACGGCGTTAAAGCAATCGTCTACGGTGGCCCCGGCTCAGGTAAAACCCCCCTACTTAAGACCCTACCCCGCCCGGTCTTATGTGCCACAGAGCCGGGGCTACTGTCCTTACGCGGCGATACGTCTATAGCTGTATGGGAAGCACACACCCCCGCAAAAATAGACGAATTTTTTGCATGGGTTAAGGGTAGTAACGAAGTACATAACTTTGACACTATCGCGGTAGACAGTGTAAGCCAAATGGCAGAAATATACCTTAAAGACGCGCTAACAAAAAATAAGCACGGCCTTAAAGCGTACGGCGACATGGCGAAAGCCACGCTACCCCATTTAGAAGACCTTTACTATATGCAAAATAAGCACGTATGCTTAGTCGCAAAACAAAACCTTTCTCAAGAAGGGGGCGGTATAGTAAAGAAGCGCCCGTATTTTCCGGGTAATGAGATTAACGTAAAGGTACCGCACCTTTACGACGAAATTCTACACGTAGGTATTACACAAGTACCGGGCCAAGCCGGGCACCAAAAGTGCATACGTACAGTAGAAACGCTAGAAATAACGGCCCGCGATAGGTCGGGCCGTCTAGCTGAATTAGAGCCTTGCGACTTGGCCGCAATTTTTGCTAAGTGTATGTCATAGAAAGGATACAATAC